CTTTTCTTTTCCTCTCTTAGAGAATTTTGATAGAGGGGTATTACATGATAAGTCGATATTAGTCGGTAATACGAGAAAGTCGGAAGAGATAGCCTCTTCTCGTGGTCTCATGTGGTAATACTGGTCTATGTGGGCGGCGTGGCGCTCAAGAGGTAAACATAATGCAGCTACCAAAACAGTTAGAAGCTCTTAGAGAGCGTAAGATATGGCTATGTTATCCGCTAATATGGAATGAAACTAAACATGGTGGAGTTGGTGGATACGATAAGCCGCCGGTTAATCCGTACACTTTAACAAATGCTCGGAGTAATGACTCTAGCAGCTTGGCGACTTTCGCAGAAGCGGCCGCTCAGATCGGAAAGAAGGCTCATGTAATAACCAAAGGGCATGAAGGTCTTTACGAGTGCGAGATAGCCGGCGTCGGCGTCGCCTTCTCTGGTACTGGTGTATGTGGCTTAGATCTCGATAACGTCGTCGATCGAGAGCGTAAAGTAATGACTCGAGAAGCCGGCGAGATCATAGAGCTACTAGACTCTTATACAGAAATATCGCCAAGCGGTACAGGTCTTCATGTTATTTTTACTGGCAAGCTACCGGAAGATATAAAGAAGCTCGCAAAGAATAAGCGAGATATATTTAAGACCGAGCTCGCAGAGTATCAGCTCTTCGACTCTGGGTATATGACTATTAGCGGCGAAGTCGTCGGCGATCACGAGCTCGGAGAGCGTACCGATCAAGTCGTCGAGATCTACGAGAAATACTTTAAGGAAGTCGAACCGATCGAGAAGCTCAGTACCAGGCGGCCGGCCGGCGCTCCTTCCGTGGTCTCAAGTAGCAGCGGCTATAGTTATGAGAGGTGGCTCGAAGAAGTAAAGCGGCTCAGCGATAAGGAAGTATTAGAGCGGATCTTCGAGAGCGGTAGTACCGGTAAGAAGGTAAAAGCTCTCTATAATGGCGATATGAGCGAATATAATAACGATCATAGTCGAGCCGACCAAGCTCTCTGTACTTTCCTCTATGGCTTTACTAGTGATCGGACTCTTACAGAACGAGTCTTCCGCTCGTCGGCTCTCTTCCGAGCTTCTGGTAAGAGTAAGAAGTACTTAGAGCACACTCTCAACAAAGCCGAGAAAGATTGTACTCGTCTAGTCGGTCATATCGAATTTACCGACGAAGAGAAGAAGGCTTACGCTCAGAAGAAAGAGCTAGAAGAGGATACTCGAGAAGCTAAAAGACTTGGCTATCCTTCTGTAGAAGCTTATCGAGCTCGGATCGGCTCAGCTCTGAGAGAAAGAGCTAAGAAGTCTACTCGATCTAACTCTTATCGAGAAGAGACTTCTACAGTACGGCGCAATTCATACAGAGGTAATAATTAATGACAGAAGAAAGATATATACAAATAGATCAAATGAAACCGGAAGAGCTTAATCAGATCTCAGACGAAGAGTATAAAGAGTATACTCGGCTTAACTACTTGAAGCGTACAGACCAGAAGAGAGCTCTAGACGACCTTCTCGCTAATGTTAATACGGCTCAGCAAGGTTACTTGGATATATGGCCTACTGGCTTCTCTGAGCTCGATAAGAAGCTCGACGGCGGCTTTCTGGGCGGTAACTTGATACTTCTCGGAGCTATCTCTTCTCTCGGTAAAACTACTTTCGCTATGCAGCTCGGCGAACAGATAGCCGAACAAGGTAAGGACGTCTTAGTCTTCTCTCTCGAAATGAGTAAGAACGAGCTTAACGCTAAGAGTATAAGCCGAAATACTTATAAGCTTACCGACGGTAAAGATACTCTCTCTAAGCAAAGACGGCGCTATATACTCACTATGAGCGACATACTGAGAGGTAGAGTCGGCTCGATCGGCGAAGCGAAGAGAGAGCTTTTCGACGAAGCTCTAGGTCTTACCGCTAAAGCTACTGAACACTTATTTATACTGAGAGATAACAAGATAAGCGTCGATCGAATAGAAGAATTTATTAACGCTCATAAAGAAGCTCGAGGTCAAAGGCCTTTTGTGATTATTGACTATTTGCAGATCCTTAAAGCGAGCGCCAATAGCCAGAACTCAGACAAGAGGCTTCTTACAGACGAAGACGTTAATAATCTCAAAGATATAGCGGTACGTCACGATATACCGATACTCGTTATATCTTCATTTAACCGAGCTAATTATCTCGAGCCGGTAAGTATGGGATCTTTTAAAGAGTCCGGAAGTATAGAGTATTCTTCCGATACTCTTATCGGCCTACAGTATAGCGGTATGCAATACCAAAAACACTGGCTTACTAAGAGAGGTGGTAAGAAAATACTCGTTTACGAGTCCAAGCTCGAGCACGATACCAGGGTAAGACAATTAACCGAGAAAATGGATCAAGACGGCGCAGAAGGTCACTTCTTACCGATTGACGTCGTACTTCTCAAGAACAGAGGTATTAGTAAGGGTAAGCTTCTCTATGAGTTTTGCCCTAAGTACAATATCTTCAAAGAGAAAGACGATCAAGACGATCAGCTCTTCTTATGGGGCGAAGCTGAGTTCGAGGAAGAGGATACTAGCAGCTCTAAGCCGGCTAAGAGTAAGAGTCTCGGCGTTAAGTAATTTGTAATTATTGAATAATGAGAAAATGGGCGTACTGGTTTATCTGGTACGCTCTTTCTTTTTGTAATACCGGTAATACAGTATTAGTCGTATTGACTATAATAAAGTAACATGATATTATTAAAAGAGATAGGTAATACGATATTATTTAGAAAGAAAGGTAAGCCGGTATTATGGATAAGCCCATATTATTAAGGATTACGCAGAAGACCGGCGAAGTAATCGACGGCGCTCGTCTCCAATGGCAAGCGCCAAAGATAGACGGCTTTCTCGCTATAGAAAGTAAAGAAATAACTCACGCTACGACTTATATAGCTCTCAATAATATAGCGAGCTTCTCGGTACTCGACGAAGAGATCATTAATATCATGGACTCTTTCCCGATCCTTCGAGTAAAGGCTAAGACCGACGGCTCTCTCTTTTGACGAGGTAAACACTTGAGTATCTTAGATAGATTTTTTAAGAAGAGCCGAACAGTAACGAAGGCCGAGCTCGTTAATGAGCCGGTATACGGCTTTTCTCGATACGGCGGCGACGCCTACAGTAACGATATTTTTAGAGAAGCGGTAGACGCTATAGCTCGTAACGCCGGCAAGCTTAAAGGCTCTCATATTATCACTTACGCCGGTAGCAGACGAGAGAGCTCAGACGGAAGGCTTAACCGGATCTTACAGACAAGGCCTAACCGATATATGAGCGCTTACGACTTCCTGTATAAGCTTACGACTCGGCTCTTCCTGTATAACAATGCTTTCGCTTATCTCGATCGAGACGAGCGAGGTAACATAGCTGCGATCTATCCTATTACGGCCGCTCATGTAAACATACTGAGCGACGGTACAGGCTCTCTCTTCTGTGGTTTCATGTTAAGGAATGGGAGAGAGGTATTACTACCTTACGACGATGTAATTCATCTAAGGCGTTTCTACAACGAAAGCGAGATACTCGGCGAAGACAATAGCGCTATAGCTTCTGGTATTGAGCTTGCACAGACTCAGAACGAAGGCATTATTAGCGGTATCCGAGCCGGCGCAAGTATTAGAGGTATCTTAAGCTTTACTCAGATTATGAGCCCGACGAAGCTCAAAGAAGAGAAAGACGCTTTTGTCGCCGACTATCTCGAAATGGGTAACGAAGGCGGCGTTATTGCTACGGATCAGAAAATGAGTTATCAACCGATCGACCATAAGCCGGTGATACTCGACGCCGATCAGAGCAAAGAGATTAAGACCAAGATCTATAACTATCTCGGCCTTACCGAGAGTATCGTTAATAGCTCATATACAGAAGACGAGTACGCCGCTTTCTACGAGAGTACTCTCGAGCCTATCGCTATAGCTCTTTCTCAAGAGTTTACGGCGAAGGTCTTTAATGAAAGAGAGCAAGCTTTCGGCAATAGCATAATCTTTGAGTCTGGGCGCTTACAGTTCACTAGCAATAAGACGAAAGTCGCTCTTATAGCGCAGCTAGCGCCTTACGGCCTTCTCACTATTAACCAGGCTCTCGAGATCCTTAACTTACCGAGCGTAGCAGACGGCGACAAACGTCTACAGGCTCTTAACATTATCGACCAGAGCGTAGCTACTGAGTATCAGCTCGGAAAGAAGCCAGATAACAGGCTTAAGGAAGGCTCAGAAAATGAAGAGTAAAGCGGTAAAAGATATTGAGAAGCTCGTTACTTCTGTAGTGCTATCTGTAGAAGGCGACGAAGACGCTCTTAGTATCAAAGCTCGGAGTCTTGCCGGCAAGGTTAGAGAGTTTATGATCACGGCAAGTACAGACGGTAAGCTATTTGTCGTAGAAGTGCCGAGCAAATGAGACCACGAAGCGACTATAAGATATGCGAGTATTGCGGCGCTACTCTCGATACTGGCGAGCGCTGCGATTGTAAACAAGACGAGGTAAAAGACTTTGAAAGAAGTACGAGTAACGGAGATACGAGCAAACGAGCCGACGGCAGACGGCGAAAAAGCTCTTATTTTGAGTGGGCGACCGGTGGTATACGATACGCCGACTCTCATACACGATATTAACGGTAGTTATATCGAAATTGTAAAGCGTGGAGCTCTCGACGGTGCAGATCTTCACGACGTAAGGCTCTTAGTAGGACACGACACGAGCAAGTTACCGCTCGCTAGGACTCCGAAAACAATGGTCTTAAGCGTCGATAACGAAGGTCTCACTTTCGAGGCTACGCTACCTAATACCGAAGCCGGCAGAAGCGCTTATACGGCCGTAGAGCGTGGCGATCTTCGAGGTATGAGCTATGCCTTCACAGTACCGGAAGGCGGCGACTCTTACGATCCGAAGACTAATACGAGGACTATTAACCGTATAGCCAAAGTCTACGAGTGCTCTCTTACGGCTTTTCCGGCTTATGAGTCTACTACCGTCTCGGCAGAGAGTAGAGACTCGATACGCCTTCTTCGTGGTCTCATGGAGAAGCGCAACGAAGCCAAGATACTTGTAAATCAGATTATGAAAGAGAGGTACTAATATGAGCCAGAATAAGACCGGCTACGCTCGGTATACTTTCGCCTTCGCTTCTGATGTACAGAAGCTCGCAGACGAGAAGCGAGTTAAGGTACTCTCTTTCAGTACCAAAGAGCGTAAGAGCTCTAGGGGTAGCTACGACGTACTCGAGGTACACTTCTTAGTACCGAGACCGGATCGAGACGAACCTAAGAAGCTTACACTCGAAGAGCAGATACACGAGCTCGAAGATGAGCTCGGGAAAGACAAGGTAATTAACAATGAAATTTAATACAGTTGCAGAAGCTTTTAATTATTATCGTACCCAGAGCGTCGAGGATATGCAGAAGAGAGCGGCCGAGATCGGCGCAGAGATCGACAGTAACTCCGACGCAGACGTAGAAGCTCTTAATATCGAGCTTAAGGGCATCAAAGAAGCCAGAGATAACGCAGAAGCCAGAAGCGACGCTAAGCGTACACTCTCTTTCTTTGAAGGCGCAGCTATGAAGGGAGAGAAGAGATCCTTCGACGCCGAGACCGTACTCGCTACAGAAGAGTATCGTAGCGCTTTCTTTAAGACCATGCTCGGCCAGAAGCTGAGCGACGTCGAGAAGAGAGCTTTCGAGCTTGCGATCGAGACCAGAAACGACGCTTACAATACCTCTAGTAATAGTGCTGCGGTACTTCCTACTCAGACTCTTAACGAGATCATTAAGAAAGCTCGCACTATGGGCGGCCTTCTGGGAGAGTGCAGATCCTTTAATATCCCGACTAAGATCTCCGTACCGATCGGTACGCCTAGCACTAAAGCGGCTTGGCATACAGAAGCAGCGGCGGTAGACTCTGAGAACGTCACAGTAGCAAAGGTAGACTTCGACGGCTACGAGCTTATGAAGGTCTTTTCGATCTCTGAGAAGGCTCGCAAGATGAGCGTAGCAGCTTTCGAGAGCTATATCGTAGACGAGCTTACCGCTTGCATTATGGAGACGATCGACTACTCCGTAGTTAATGGCTCTGGCTCTGGCGAAGGTACAGGACTCGAAGCCGGTGTAACATGGGTGAAGACTTCCGGAACTACTCAGAACCATATCGAAGTAGCGGCGGCCAATGATATTGGCTATAAAGACGTCGTAGCTCTGGTAGCGCTTCTTAAGCGTGGCTACGCCGCCGGCGCTAAAATGGCAATGAATAACGCCACACTCTATAACGTCTTCTACGGTATGCTCGATACTGCGAAGAGACCTATCTTTATTGCAGATCCGAAAGACGAGTCTATCGGTAAGATCCTCGGCTTCCCTGTAGTGATCGACGACAATATCGGCGACAATACCGTCTATATGGGTAATTTCGCTAAGTACTTTGGCGTCAACATTCCGGAAGGTATCGTAGTCGAGTCTTCTAGAGAGTCTTCTTTCAAGAAGGGCGTAGTAGACTATCGTGCTATGGCTATCGCAGATTGTAAGCCGCTCGTAGCAGAAGCTTTCGTTAAGCTCAGCAAGGCGGCCGAATAAGAGAAAGCTCTTCACAGAGTTTTAGTGAATTCCATAAACCTTCGAGAAGAGGGCTCGAGACGCTTCTACGCTCTCGGGCTCTTTTTCTCAAAAGTCAAAAAAAGACCTATAAATCAGCTGCGGCCGGTCACGATCCGAGCCGAAATAGCTAATTTTCATATCAAAAAAGACCTAGTTAAGAGGTAACGCTATGACTTATTACGATGCTTGTAACGTCTTACACGTAGACGAGGATAGCGGCGACGAGATACTTATTAACACTCTCGTACAGGCTCTACCCGACTATATCGAAGTAACTACCGGCTTATCTGCTGACGACCAGACGAAAGAGCCGCTCGTCGAGACGGTATCCGGACTAATCCTTACTCAATGGTATTACGCCGACCATGCAGACGACCAGAGTCTCACGAGGACTATTAACGCTCTTCTTAAGGCTCTCACGCTCAGAGCTCGGAGCTATGCCAAGTAAGTACGGTAATAGCTCTTTCTATAACTCGAAGGCGTGGCGAAAAGTCTCAGCGGCCTATATGAGCTCTAAGCTCTATATCTGCGAGAGGTGCGGTAAGCCGGCTCAGATATGCCACCATAAAAAATGGCTCAATTCTGAGAATGTACACGATCCGAGAGTCGCACTTAATCCGGATAATTTAGAAGCGCTCTGTATCGAGTGCCATAATGCCGAGCATGGACTACGGCACGATATAACGATCTTCGACGAAGCCGGTAACGTAGCAGAAGTAAAAGAGAGCTCAGCTACTAAGAATTTTAACAAACAGAGAGACCAGATCGACGAGGTAATAGCTCGAGCTAAGGCTCTCCTCGTGGTCTCAAGTGAAGGTAAAGACCAATGAAAAAAGATACTTCTTACGATCAGATATTAAAGAAGATACCGGAAGATAAGCGGTATATCGGCGAAAAGCTTATAACCGAGCTTACCTTCATGGAAAGAACGCTTCACAGGCTCAGAGAGCAGATTATAGAGAGCGGCGAAGTCGAGCACTTTCAGCAAGGCAAGCAAGACTTTTTAAGAGAGTCGCCGGCGCTTAAGGCCTACAATACTACAGTACAACGCTATAGTGTAATGTATCGGCAGCTTACCGACTTAATGGGTAAGAGCTCAGAAGCTGAGAAGAGTAACGCCGTCTACGACTTCTTAAAAGTCTATTGAAGCCCAATTATATCGACCAATATCTCGAAGCTATACGCTCTGGTAAGTGTATCGTCGGCAAGCGTATAAGACGGCAATACGAGAAGCTTAGCAAAGACATACACGAGCCGAGCGACGGCTACGTCTTCGATCAGAAGAGAGCCGAGCGGCCGATCGAGTTTATCGAGCGCTTCTGTAAACACAGTAAAGGCGAATGGGCGGCGAAGCCGGTTAAGCTAGAGCTCTTTCAGAAGGCTTTTATATCGGCCTTATTTGGCTTCGTACATGAAACCACGAGAAAAAGACGGTATACCGAGACTCTTCTCTACGTAGCTCGGAAAAATGGAAAGAGTACGCTTCTATCTGGTCTCGCTCTGTATTGTCTCATAGCAGACGGCGAAGCCGGCGCAGAAGTCTATAGCGTAGCGTCTAAGAAAGACCAGGCTAAAATTATCTACGAAGAAGTCTGTAATATGGTACGGCAAAGTCCGGATCTATTGGAGATAACCAAGAAGAGAAAGAGCGACTTATACTTTCCTCTTACTTTCTCAAAAATGCAGCCACTAGGCCGCAATAGCGATACTCTCGACGGCCTTAATAGCTCTCTGGTAATCATAGACGAGCTTCACAGTATCAAAGATCGGAATACTTACGAAGTAATGAAACAGAGCCAGAGCGCAAGGCGTCAGCCGCTTCTAGTTATGATCACGACGGCCGGTACGGTTAGAGAGTGTATCTTCGACGATATGTATAAATACGCTTGCGGAGTCTGCGACGGTACGATCTTAGACGAGCACTTTCTACCGATCCTTTACGAGCTCGACTCTAAAGACGAGTGGCTAGATCCTCTTAAATGGGAGAAAGCTAACCCTAGTCTTAACCGGATCAAGAAGCTCGAGGATCTCATAAACAAGGTAGAGCGAGCTAAACAGAGCCCGAGAGACTTAACCGGCGTACTCGTAAAAGACTTCAATGTTATACAGACGGTCTCGAGCACTTGGCTTACCTTCGACGACATCAATAACGAAGAGACCTTCGATATATCTCAATTCAAAGGCTACTACGCTATCGGCGGCGTAGATCTATCTCATGTTGGAGACCTTACCGCCGCTACGCTTCTTTTCATGGATAAGAGCGAGAAGCGGTACGTCGTACAAATGTATTGGCTGCCGAAAGACCACTTCGAGAAGCGAGTACACGACGAGAAGATACCTTACGACAAATGGTACGAAGCCGGTCTTCTGAGACTATGCGAAGGTAATCAGATCAATTACTCAGACGTTACGGCGTGGTTTATGGAAATGCTCGAGAAGTACGACGTTACGCCGGCTTGGATATACTACGATCCATACTCGGCGGCCTACTGGGTACAGGAAATGCAGAGCAAAGGCTTTAATCTAGTCAAATGTTATCAAGGTGTTAAGACGCTCTCGCTACCGATGCAGAAGCTAGGCGCAGATCTACAGGCTAAGAAAGTAAACTATAACAACTCGAGTATTCTTAAATGGTGTATCACTAATACCGGCGTCAAAACGGACGTAAACGGCAATATTCAACCGATTAAGGCTCAGAGCGCCAAGTATCGGATAGACGGCCTAGCAAGCCTTCTCGACGCTTACGTCGGCCTTGTCGACCACTACCAAGAGTACTTAGATACTCTATAACGAGGTATCAGCTAATGAAAAATAACATTTATTTCAGAAAAGATAAGAAAGTGAAGCTTATCACGAAGAGCACTACGAAAGACGAGTACGGCGTATCTCATACCATTTACCGGTATATCAGCGATCGGAGCTTCTGGGCGTACACTAACCAGTTAAGCCAGAGCCAGACCTTCGAGGCTAGGACTTACGGCAATGACGAGACTCGGATCTTCGTACTCAACTATAGAGACGATCTTAAGGTCTACGACTTCATAGAGTATAAGGGTAAGTACTACAGTATTACTCGAGTAGATACTACCGGCGACTATAAGACCGAGCTCTTCGTCTATGTGAAAGAGTGCGCTAAAGGCGACGTACCGAAAAACATACAACCGGCTTAACACATGAAACCACGAGAGAGAGCTACCGATCGGCGGCTCTTTTTCTTATTGGCATTATCTGTATTACTGGTAATATTATTATGTGCTTGTCTTATTAATTCTATATATGTATAATACTTATTGAGCGGCTCGGTATGCTCAAAAGAAAGAAAGGTAATACAAGTAATATGAGTAATAAGGTAGAGACAAATAATAGAGATATGTGGGATATGTACGACGACATTTCCGAAGCTTCGATTAATCTGTATATGATACCCGATATTTTAATAGCAGTAGTCGAAGATCTCAAAATTGACGAG